AATGACGCCGGAGCGATATGCGTCGCCAGTTTCGAGTTTTGCAGCTTCAAGCAGGGTCAAGGCCATGATTCAGTTCCTTTAGTTACGTCGCCTTTATCTCCCGCGCCGCATTCATGCGTTCGACAGGTGGCAACTTTGATAGATCGGGACCACCTTTGTTCGGGTTGCCGCGTTGTGCGCCGGATCCTTGAGATCCATTACCTTTCAGCAAACTATCCCGAGACGGGTGGCTTTCCACGAGAGCTTCCAACGCCTCGTCAAAGGTTGCGAGTTCCCCAGCATTGGCACGGCTGTAAATCTTGTTCCCGTGCGAGTCGGTCGCTACGACCTTCCCGTCTTCAATACTGAATTTCCCACCAAATGTCGCTTGCACCATGTCGATCGGGATGTTCTCGGCCATCTTATCGGTACGAAACTTAGATCGAGCGAAATTACCGCCGATCATTTCATTTGTCAGGGCTTGCTCGGCCTTTTGGCGCTTCGCTTCGCTTTCCGACAAACGAGTTTCATAAACCTTCTGAACCTCGTTACGAACCTTGTCCACCTCGCCGGCATCAATCAGCTTTTTCTGGTCAAGTTTGCTCACCTTGTCCAAAGCGTCTTTCGCTGCGGTAGCGTCAATGCCCTCGAATCCCTTCAACTCGGCAACCGTCGCCTCGAATCGGGTTTTGTAGTTCTGAATATCTCGGCCTTGCTGGGCGATTTTCTCAAAAGCCTGTTTGCCGTCGAACTCGATCTCTTTGCCGTCATCGTGAACATACACTGGTTTACCTTCAACAACTACAACGTGTCCATTCTCGTCAAGTTTCAATTTCATTTTAGGTTTTCACCCCACATAGCACCCTTACGGGCAAAGTTTTTGCGTTTTCACGCCATAATTGGGAGTTACAGTATCACATGGTTTCAGAGTTTGCAAGTGCTCACTTCGCTGGTGGGGCCGAGGCGTCCTCACTACACGAGCATCTCAGGAACGACCGTCGTGGTTGCCACCCGACCGTACTTGGTATGATAGGTGATCGCGTTCATCCGTCTGGCGGCAATCCACCCTCCTCGCGCCGCATAGGCATCACGGCCAGCCATGGTGGGGTGCATGATCACCGTCATGCCGCTATGCTCTTTCTCTTCCTCGTGATGTTGGTGTCCCGTGTGACAGAAACGGTACTTCGTGCGGCCCCACTCTTCAGGAAATTGTGCGGCGAACAGAATGGGGAGTTTGTCGATTTTGGTAAGGTGCCCGTGGTGGAACGCAAGCAGCGTTGTTCCGTGCTCATAGGCGGAGTACGGCATTTCCGCTTCCATGACCGATGCCCTCGGTTCGTTCTCGTAGAGAAGGCCGAACAGATGTCGCAGCCACACGGAAGACGCCGGATCGTGATTGCCTTCCGATATGAGCACAACGACTCGTTCGTAGTGGCGCAGGGCTTTGTCCACGGCATACCGGAGTATCCTGGTGGCCACCCGTACAACTTTCGAGTAGCGGCTGTCGGCGTCCAGCAAATTGCCGTGCAACGGAGTAACGGCCTGTAGGCTATCGAAATGGAGGAAGTCGCCGAGTTGATTGATGAAGCATAGTGACGCTGGTGGGGAGGCTTCGATCAAGTAGTCCACTGATTTGGTCAACATTTCTTCGGCAATCGCCAGGTCCCAGTCGTCTCCCGTCTCAGGTTTCCACGCTTTCATCCCAATGTGGCAGTCCGTAAGGGTAATGAGGCAGCACAGGTCGTTGATGAAGTGCGTCGGTGGGGTGATCGGGAGAGCGCGTGGAATCCCCGCCGCCAACTCGTCAACCGCCGCGCGAAGAGCGACTTCTACTCGCTGATCGTCGAGTTTGGTTTTCACCCATTGTAGTTTGAGTACACCATCCTTGTAGAGGGAAGATGTTCCCCGGATTACCAAGGGATCCGGAATTACTTTGGTCAAATCGTGACTTGGATTCCATCCGTGCAGAGTTTCGATCTTCTCTATCGTGCTGCTGACCCCCCGACGACGCGCCGTGTCCAATCTGTTACGCAAGGTTGCCCGGCTCATATTCAACTCTACCGCCGCGTGAGAGACGTTCCCTTGGTGCTTCGCGACCGCGTTTACGGCTTCCTGCAATACTGCGTCTGGTAGGGGTGGTGTGGCCATCAGGCATGCTCCTTCGGTTTGAAAAATCGGCAAGGCGGGTCGTTGGCAAGAATCGGGTAGCCCCGCGAATATGTCTTTTCGCCATCGGCTTCGCAATACTCCTTTGGTGGGTCTACGAAGCAGAAAACGTCGGATTTCTCTGTTCGGGCGAAGGTACACGCGAGGCAGCAATTCTCGGGAATTTGGGGTAGCGTGGTTTTCTTCTTCATGCTACTGTTCTCCTCAGATGTCCGGTTGCTCCTCCCCTTCGGGGGAACTCCTCAACCCACGCTCGCCACGCGGTACAAAGCACTTGATGGGCAACGAACCAGATACCGGTAAACTTTCAATCTGGTTAGAAATACTGCCTTAACACGTTGGAGCCTTGATTGGCGTGAATCGGTGAACGGTCTCACCCACTGCGGGGGTCATCCGCCGGTCAGTTTGTCCCAAATGAACCACACCGCGGCGACCCATGGTGATATGAAAACTAACGTTCCGATGTAAAGTGCCAACAGAACGAGCCGCTCCATGTTACGGCACCACGGGCGGTGGCGGTACGTCCGCTGGTTGGCTGTCCTGCCGCGCTTTTTCCTGTTCCCACGTCAGTTCCGCGTCGATATATCCCGATCGCTTGAAGATTTCGAAGCCGGTCTGCTTGGACAGGTCACGTGCGGCAACCGCAGTGAACACCACGTTGGCTATCGCGTCGCTCAGGCTGGACTCGCTGAATTCGCTGAATACCTCGGCGTCGATCAGAGACGCATCCTCGCCGTTCCAGATGGCCAGGTTCCTCAAGCAGTTCTTTACGCCGAGTTCGAACATTTCCACAATGGCCTGCAGCATACAGTCGCCGGCGGTGTCCTCCGACTCAACTTGTGTGGCGGTCATGCGGTTCGTCTTGCGTACCAGCAGCTCCGCGCCGATCGCGCGTCCGCGCTCCTCAAGGTCGAGGATAGATGTGCGCCCGTGTCCGATCGCCGCTCCCTGCGGCTCGACGTATTTCATGTCCGCGTCTTTGTTCGTTGCCGTCGCCGCCGTCGCCGCGCCAATCATGAAGGACTCGGTATCAGCGAACCCCTTCATGAACAGGATAGGCACACGGGCGACGTGCAAGATGGTCTGTTGGTCGCTGGAACTCTGCCAGTGTTCGACGTTCAGGTAGGCGAGGTCTTTCAGGGGGCTCTCACCGGTGCCGAACCCCGTCCGGTTGCCGTAGAAGAACGTGAAGGGTATGTCCCGGCGGCTGGACGTTCCGTATTCGAAGATATACCACTCGTTTTTCTTGGCTTCCGACTCGCGCCAGACCTCCCAAGCGCCGCCCTCGTACAGAACGCGCACCTGTTCGACGATTTTCTCCCCGAAAGCACCGTCGGGGATGACCGCGCGTTCCAGTAGGCGCAGCATTGTCGGGTTAGTTTCCCCTGGTGGAGGCGGCGTGAAACCCAGCACCGATCCAGCGGGATAATGGACTAAATATGAGTGCGCGCCAACGGCTTTCTGATCCGCCAGGGTGCGTGCGGCCGCCACCGGTGGGAAATCGGCCAGAACGCCGGATACCCCGTGTGACAGGCAGTTTTCGAGCACATTAAAGAAGAAAGCGTGTATGCCTTGCCCGGCGTTGTCAATGTTTTCCAGGCCGGCCGAGGTCTCCGTCGGTATTCCGGCAAGGGTGATGGGGCGAGAGAAGGGTTTTGATGCGAGGATCTCGCAGGTGCGCTTGAACATCGGGAACAGTACGGCTTGGCCGAGGCGTTTCTGGTACTCGGGGTCGTTCTCACCCGGCCACGATGGCAGGAACGTTTTGCCTGCCGCTCGCATGGTCTTCGTGCCGCCGAATACGGCGTCGAGCATGTCCCATTCGGCGCTGTTGTCCCTCACGGTGGCCGAGAAGTCGCGCACTGAGGAATCCGAAGTCCGCGCCCCTGTCGATTCGGCGGGGGTTACAGTATAACCATACGCGCCGCCGGTGGTGCCTTCGTCATTCGCCATGTTCGGGGTGTCCTTTGGTGATCACACATGCCGCGACCGTCAGCGGCCAAAGCACGCAGAGCCACGTTTTCGTGAGGATCGAGAGTTCAGGCTTGATCAGGCGATGGGCGTAAAGCATCCCGACTAGTTGGATGAGGATGAGAGAGATCAAGAGTGGGGTCATGGGTCAGATACCCGGTCTTCCGAATACCGCTCGGTGCAGCGCTTCAAGCGGCCACGCCCAGAACGGAACGTATATTTCGGCGGAAGCCCCCGTGGTTCCGTCGGGGTACTTGACTGGCGGGCACCCCCGCGTGTTCAGCCACCACCGTCTGCGGAAAACGTTTTCTTGAGTAGCCGTGCTAAATTTCATTTCCTGGTCCATAGGGGCGTACCGTCCATGTGAGTGGGCGCTAACATACCCTACCCCCAGCGTTGCGTCAACCGTTACCACATCCGCAGCGATTTTACCGACCCGCTTGCCTGCTGGATATCACTACTGAGGCTATACCGAAGGCTGTCGAGGTAGTGATTGTTGGCATCAACGATTTCGGTTAAAACTTTTCCTGAGAGCCGGTCGACGCGGTATCTGTACAATCGGAACTCATTGACAGTCTCGCGGCATCGCGGATGGATAACAATCTCGTCGAACGACCGCATGAAGGATACGCCGTCTTCGATAGCTCCAGGCCACTTCTTCACCGAGAAAATCAGGGGGTATCCGTGATTATTTAAGTAGCTCGTGCTCTCCGGCCTGGCGTTGTCCGCCCAACACACCCCACGTTTCAGTCCTTCCACCATGTCGAGCAGCGCGGGTAAACGGTCAATATCCACACCTATGCCGCCCGCCTCCTGTTCAACATATAGTTTCCGTTCGAATACCCAAGACTTCGTGGCTGCCACAGGGTCTCTACTGAACCCGTAGTCCAGCCCATACCTCGGTACCCCCCACTTCTTCGGATCCGGCTCAAATACTTGAACGCTATATTTCCCTTTGAATACCTGCGCATCAGACTTCGTGCGGAACTCGCCACCCCAGATGTGCGCCGCCGATTCCGGGTCGGTACGGTAGGCGTGGTCCTTCTGCATCGCCAGGGTGCCGTCGTAGAAGAACGGATTATCCATCCAGTTCACTTGCACCACGATGGCCTCGGGCGGCGGGTTGATGATCCATCGCAGGCTGGTCGGGTCGTCCTCGTTGTCGGGGTTGAACGTGATCCAGACCTCCGACCCGCGCTTACGGATGGTCGGCAGGAGCGTTGTCCACGACTCTTCGGTGACGGACTCGGCCTCCTCCACCCAGCAGATGTCCACGGCTTCCGTCGATTTCAGGTTCTTGACGTTGTTGTGGAGACCGACGAAGAATATCTCCGTTCCGGTCGTACTCGCGATCAGGTCGCGCTGCACTTTATAG